AGTATGAAAGGAATTACAGAAATGACCGAGCAAGAGATTCTTGCGTTAACGGAGGAAGATGTACAGAAAATGATTAAACTTCGCATGATGGAGGAAGGTATCAAAATCATGGATAAACCCAAAATTCCCGAATTATTTGAAATTGAGCCTGCTGATATTCAGTACTTCTCTATTCCGCTTTTGGATGGTTTTGCGTTTACTGACATTAATGAAGCGACTAAGGTTGCTGAAATTCTGAAAAGCGCGAAGTCATTGCGAAAGGTTGATTACGATTGGAATAAACTTGGGAGTGATTACAAGTTCCTTAAAAAGAGTGAGAGATACAAGTTTAATGGGAACTCTGATTTTGACATCATTTCAGGATGGGCTTATTCGGATGAACTATATGCTAAGATTTCAAGCTTTGCCGCACAGAACAAGGTTATGAAAGAACAAGCTGCGAAAGACCGAAAGGAATATGACGAAAAGATGCAAGAAGCGTCCGGCATCATCTCGGAGATAAGCGGATGGGTTAAGGAGGTCAAAGTTAAGTATGAGCGATTGAATAGGCTTACTTACAAATTCGCTACTGACTATTATCCCCTTTCCGATCACAACGAGGATATGGCAATGAAATTTATGGCTAAAGCCTATTCTTTTACAGATGAAGAAAAAGAATACATATTACAGAATTACAAAGAATTACTATCCACAAGTGATGAATAAGTTTTTTAGTTAGTTATTGGCTCCTTGCTTGCGAAAGTAGGGAGTTTTTTGTAAAACTCTAAATTCATTATATGAGTAATATAGAAGATACAATTTACGATCTGCCAAATGAAGAATACCACCGTGGAGAAAGATTCAAAGATTTCCTAAGTAGTACGCAGATTAAAGATTATATGGTGTCCCCAAAGTTTGCCCGATACAAGGCGTTGCACCCGGAATTATTTGAGATAAGTATTGAAGCCTCTGAAAAAGGTTCACTGTACCATGATGCAATGGAAAGCCTTGTTAATACTGGAAAACTTGACAAGTGGCGAAATAACCTTCTTGTATTTGAGCCGCCTATAAATCCTAAAACCGGCTGTCCGTATGGACGAGATACCCAAAAATATCAGATTGCACTAATAGAGGCCAAAGAGTCAAATCCGGGTAAAACGTTGACAAGCACAACCGATATACAATTGGTTGAAACAATGGTTTATGAGCTTCTTAATAATTGCCGGGACACCTCCAAACAGATCAGGCAGATATTAAAATGGGGAAAAGCCGAAGTCAGCCATTTCGTTGAATACGAAGGATGCAAGTTCAAATATCGCCCTGATGTGGAAACGGCCAAAAAAATTGTTGACTGGAAAACATTGGCGGTTGATGATCTTCATGAAGAAACAGTTAACCGGACTATTGCCAAATTTCATTACGGTATTTCGGCAGCCTTCTACCAGTTTTTTGAACATGAACGTACTGGAGTATGGAAGGAGTTCTACTGGGTTATGCAACAAAAGACAGCTCCCTATGACGCAGTATTTGTCAGTGCAGCTAACTGGGCTTTCCATTTGGAAGACGGAATTGTGAAAATGGGGGCAAGCGCATTGGCATTCAAGAAATTGTTAGACCAGCATGTTTACTGTACACAAAACAATGATTTTGACGGTGCACAGATATTTATTCAGCCGGGATTCAAAGGGCGAAGAATAATGGTGCCGGACACACCTGCATTTGAAAAGAACAAGATGTTTAACTTTTATAATAATCAAGAACAATGAGTAAAACAGAGAATCAATCCCCCCAACAAGGGAACTTGGGAATGGAACAACACAATGCTCCTTCACCAACAAAAACAGAACCGGTCTCCCCAACACCTTCCACACCACAACCGCCCGTTCCTTCTGCCCCACCAGCCTTTCCAGTACAACTGAAAGGATTGGAAAGCTGTTTTATCTCCCCTAAAAAGGCATTTATAGCAGCTGGTGGCACAGAACAGCAATTTGCCCGTGAAGTCAATTTCGCTATGCAGGCAATGTTGAATAATCCTTATTTGATTGACTGTGCCCGGCAATATCCCGATCATCTTGTCGAAGCAATCAAAAACGTTTCTCTTACCGGTCTGACACTCAATCCTGAACTAAGATTGGGGTATCTTGTACCGTACAAAGGCAAAGTGAAGTTCCAAGCTTCATACATGGGGAAAGTTGATATTTTGATCCGCACTGGTGTTGTAAAGGATATTTATTCTGATTTGGTTTATGCTAATGACGAGTTCTGTATGACAAAAGGTACCGGCGGCACTATCATCCACAAACCTAATGTATTCGGAGAACGTGGTGATCTTCTTGGAGGCTACTATTTCGCTGTCTTGACTTCCGGTGTTGTAAAATTCGATGCAATGCCCAAAGCCCGTATTGAAGAAATAAAAAGTCGTAGTGAGGCTGTCAAGAAAGGCAAGCAATCTCCGTGGGACACAGACTTTGAAGAAATGGCTCGAAAAACAATCGTGAACTGGGCTTTCAAATTCCTGCCCAAAACCGGCATTTCAGATTCCATGATTAAAGTTCTTGAAACAGAGAGCCAGTTGGATGATGAAATGTTTGAAGACTGGAAAAAGGCACAAGGTCAGAAACCGGACGATTTTGAGGAAGACGATACTCCATACGCAGAAGAAGTCAAGTAATGGATTCATGTGAAAAAATTAGTAACAGTATCACAGCGGCTAAAGAACTGATCGAAAATGAAACACGTTCTTTGGCTGCTTTACATAAAGCAAAACAGCTTGAAAAAGAGCTTCATAAATCCGGCAAGTTGTTTCGTATTCCTACAATGAACGGAATTATAGAAACAACCTGCCCGGAAAAATACATAGAATACAATAACCAGTTTAAAATCAAATTAAAATGAGAACAGTAACAGTTGAAGTGCCCGAAGGACACATGGTAAAAATCGTGAAAGAAGAAAGTATGCAACCTACTCAAAAAGTTACGGGGGGGGGTAAATTTGAATTTGAGGGTGAGACATTCATCCCCGGTGACGTAATTATCAATCCGAATCGCGGAGGGGGCAGCATGATGATTCTCTCTGAAATTAGAGAAGAAAGGCCACTCTCTTTTTTACCGGCAATTAAAGTACCTTTCGGCCTTGTCGCCTATGTTCCTTCCAATGATGAAGGTGACAGAGTTTTTGTAAGACTCACACCCGAAGCTGGTATCGGAGGCATGAAGGGATTCCGTAAAGCTACGGAAGAGGAAAAGGCAAAGATGCTTGCCGCCATGAAGGAAGAAAAACATTACTCCTTCAATTTTGAGAAGTTACAGCCTGAATATATCCCGACTGTCGGCGATGTTGTTATTGTATGGGATGATAATAGCAAAGAAAATGCGGTAGTCGGTGTTATGAATGAAATGGATAAAACAGTCAGGCCATACAAGATAAATGATGGTACTTGGTATGGGAACTGCGACAAGTTCGTTTCAGAAGAACAATATAAAAATTTGATTGATGGGAAAGAGTAAATCTAAATCGGGGGGGGCGAGAAATTACACTCCCCTTCTCACAGCTCGCCCAAAGGGAATGAGCTACCAAGAATATCGTGAACGCAGAGCCTATCAGAACGCATGGTTGAAAGAG